ATATAAGGATTTTTTAACCTTATTTCGTATCGTTTTCTATTTAATGGACACATCGGTGGACACAATCGCAAACCTACCTGTCCGTATGTTGGCCTGCATATTACACTGTAGTGGCTCAATCGTCAGCATGGGATACATTACAGGATTGTTCATCGGTACAGATCCGTTTCGCAACCAAAGTGGCTATGTCCGCTAAACTGGACAATCATCATCCCTCCATGTGCGATTGATGACGAATGTCACTATTCCTAACACAACGACATCGTCGAGAGCTTCGCCTTCCAGCGCCTCACCATCTCTTGTAATAAATGCGCGGCCCATGACTTTTGCAAAATCTGTACCGCCAGAGTACTGGATCAATACCGTGTCCTGCTGCTTTGGTTTAACGGAGAAATCAACCACGGCATAACCGGTTTCTGTTTGCACGATCCGAGTATTAGGGCCGGTACCGCAGAGTTTATCGACGGTCAGTCGCCCTTCCACATAGTCTGCTGCTGGCGATGGAAAGCCCACGATTACAGCCCTCCATTCGGGTTGTAAAGCTGGAACGTGCGATCGTCACCTTCCTGAGTTGAAACGTCGCGGAATGTTGTCACGTAGTGCTCTATCCACTGGTTAGCCTGGCGCGGTGACCAGTGCCAGTTATATCTCTCCAGTTCCTGCAGAAATCGCCTGGTGGTGAGGATGCGCTTTCCGTTAGGCAGGATATCTATTGCGTTCCGGCACGCCGTCTCGATTTCGTATAAACGCGGCATACTTCCCCCTATCAAACATACTGTATATAAATACAGTAAATGCATGTGTGCAGCAGATCAATATTGGCAGTGGCTATCAATGATCTGCACAGACGCAACATAATGATTATTCAGAAGCAGGCAGGTACCTATAGATAGTTTTCACGTCTACACCTATCACATCGGCTACCTGCTTCCGGGTAGCGCCAGCGATTAACATATCTTCCGCCCGATTTATGATTGCGCGGGTCATGATTCTACGACGACCGACAATCCTTCCACGTTCGCGAGCTGCGGCCAGACCTGCGCGAATTCGTTCGATGAAATGCTGTGGGCGACACACTGTCAGAGATCAGTTTTGTGGCGTCAACGCTGTCTGATTTGTGGCTTTTTTACAATCAGGGTTAGTACACAGTCTGAAATAACAAGAAACATCTGGAAATGATGGGGGTTTTCTCTGAAAATATGCTGCGCGCAAAGACGCACACAGCAATGATGTGATGTAGTATTTTCCCCTTGAGTGTGCCTGCTCAAGGGGATTTTTTATCGCCGTATTGTACCGGCAAATATTTGTAAATAGTCTTCACACCCACGCCTGTCACATCGGCCACACGCGACTGGACAGGCGGTTAGTCCGGTATGTTTCTCGCGCTACTACTGCTTACGTTAACGTCTGGTAATGATCTAGCGGCGCGACGTAAAGCGGCGTTGAAAGCAATTATAGTGACCGGCCGGCGTTGGTACTTCACACGGTTAGAATGGCTCTGAAATAAAAAAACATCTTCTGGATAGCGTTCTCTTCTACGAGCAATGATCCCCTCCACTGGAGGGGTTGATTCAACACGTAGCTCCTTCAGGTGACCCTGTTTTCGTATCAGTATCAAGCCATCATCAATATCATCATATCGAATACTCAGCAGCCTTCCAGCGCTTAAACCTGTGTGAAAAATTAACGCCCACAAGTCTGCCCATGTATCTGAGATGGAAACAAGATTGCTGTTAATAGTTAAAAATTGTTCAAAACTTATTGTTTTCTTACCGTTCACGAACAAACCAAACTGTTTTCAAAACTGAAAGTACTTATTATCTCAAATGTTACATATCACGGGAAGGGCAGGAATCCTTGATCGCGGACGGCAGCAGGAAAGTATTTGTAGATCGTCTTCACCCCCACCCCTATCACATCTGCGATCTGTTGCCGGGTAGCGCCCGTACCCAACATCCTGCGGCATCGCTCCACAACCTCAGTGGTCATTACCCGGCGGCGGCCGCCTACTCTCCCCTGCTCCCTCGCTGCGGCTAACCCGGCGCGGGTACGCTCCACTATCAGCTCGCGCTCCATCTCCGCCAGGGCGCTCATGACGTGGAAGAAAAAGCGGCCTGCTGGCGTCGAAGTGTCAATCGAGTCGGTCAGGCTGCGGAAATTCACCCCGCGCGCCTGCAGCTCCGACACGAGCGTAATCAGATCGCGCACGCTGCGGCCCAGCCGGTCCAGTTTCCAGACCACCAGCACATCACCCGGGCGGAGCCGCCGCAGCGCTCGCTTTAACCCTGGACGCCGGGCATTCTTCCCGCTGGCCATATCCTCGAAAACCAGCTCACATTCTGCGCGGATCAGCGCGTTTTTCTGTAAATCGAGGTTTTGATCCCCTGTAGAGACCCGTGCATAGCCAATCAGCATGTTGTAACCCGTTGAAATAGCTGATTGTAAAAAGCCCCGCGCTTTCGCTCAAACCCTCGTTTGAGCGAAGCCTCTTTTTGGAGCAAAAAACATGGCCGAACTTAACCCGCCACTGGGCACGACGACGCCGGAAATATTCATGGACAACGTTCAGCGCGCTGACGAGCTGGTTAACGGTCCGGCCGGAACGGTTGACGACCGCGGCGGTGAACCACTCGATACCTGGCGCCAGATGATGGCGAAAAACGATGAGGTCAGGCAGAACCTGATCCCGCTCAGTAAGCAATACCAGACGCTGGCAGCGGCGCAGGCGGATATCGCGAATATTCCGGTGGGGTCGACCACGTATTACCGTAGCCCTGACGACAGCGCACTGGCCATTGAGGTGATCAATAACTCCGGGACGCTCACGGCTACTGGCCGAAAAATGCCTGCGTACTCCTCACTGCGTCGGTCTAATATCCTGTTTGACACGTTCAATGAGTATTCAGCAGTGGATGCCAAATTCGGTGCGTGGGACTGGTATCGCGGAGCAGTGGTCACTTTCAGCACTACTGATGCCAATATTCCGTTACCGACTCCAGTGGCACAGTATTCCGGCGTATGGTCTGCAGATAAATATTATGACCTTGCCCGCCTGCCTGTAAGGGTTGGTGATAAGTTAACCTTTTCCGTGCTGGCGTGGTTCCAGGATGCCGGTGCTAAGTTCCATATTTTCTGGATGTCCACCGCGGGCGCTGTTATTTCGTCTAAATCACAGCTTGCTCTGGCCGCCGGTATAAATACTCCGGTTATCACAGATGTCATTCCATCCGGCGCATCCTACGTCAGGATCCGGGTTGAAAATACTTCGGCAGGGATCTTTAAGGTCGGTGCTTATACTGCTGCGTTAGGGGCTATTCAGCCTGAGTTTGTTCGCGCCACGCCGGATAAAACCTATCTGTCAGCCGTCATATCATCCGGTATTTCGGGGTTAACATCACGCGTCGATGCGCTGCAGGGGGCTATTTCTGTTGGTTATGCTTATGCAGCTGCCTGGCAAGTCGGGAAATTTATCAATCCAACTACAGGGGCCATCACTGATAACTCTGCGCTGAACTGCGCAATCATTCCGCATTCCGACGGGGATGGCTGGCTGGTGACAGCCCTTGTGACAGGATCGGCGACTGCTCTGGCTGTGTACTTGAACAGCGCCGGGATGGTATTGGGTGTTGAAGGGCGGGGCACGGCAACCCCGCAGCAGTATACAAATTATCGTCTGAACGTTCCTGCCGGGACTACACAGATCGGTATAACCGGTCGTAATTCTGCGGAAATTGCTGTTAAAAAACTTGCTGTCGTTGAGACGGCCACAGTACTGGCATCGATCGATTCTCTGGATGTCAGGGTACAGACAATAGAGGACTCTCTTGTATATGATTTTATTAAACAGGACGTAACGATTACCTCAGGAGCATATATAAACCGTGCTGATGGCAGTGTGGTGGCAAATGCTGCATTTGACTGTGCAATTTTTAATTACACAGCAGGAGACCGCTGGAAAGTCACAGCAAGGGTTAACGGCAGTGGAGTTTCACTCGCGGTGTATATGAACAGCGCCGGGACGGTTATCGGCACCGAAGGGAACGGTACTACAGAATCGGTGGACTATACCGATTACGAGCTAACACCTCCTTCCGGCACCGCCAAAATCGGGATCACCACCCGTATAGCAGTGCCCATTATTGCCAAAAAATATGTAGTCGTACCCGGCGGGGGAAGTGCGGTGAGTCCGTGGTCTGGAAAAATCATCGATGTGATGGGTGACAGCAACGTTGCCTATAACAAATGGCAACCCCTTGTCGCGGAAGCGCTGGGGTGTTCATTCCTGAATCATGGTATCGGTGGTTCGAAAATAGCCAAACCGGATAGCTCATCAACGCAAATCAGCATGTGCGACGATGTGCGAATTAATGCTCTGGATACATCGGCGGCAGCGTGGATTTGCGGTCCGTGGGCAACAAACGACTGGGCGCAAAATATTCCGATTGGAAGTATCTCCGACACGGTGAACACCACCGTTTACGGCGCGCTGAACATCATCGCTCAGAAATTGCGGGCGCGAGCCCCAACAAAACCTATCCTGTGGGCCACGCCGTTCAATGGCGACTATGACTCAGGAAGGACGGGGGCGTGGGTTGATGGGGAGACGAATCAGTATGGGCGGGTTTCAGACTATGCTGCAGCGATTCGCGCCGTGGCATTGCGATACGGTTTCCCATTAATTGACCTGAACGCCGATTGCGGATGGACGAAGTTTAACAGCAGCAACTTCCTGATGACGGAAGGTGATACCAATCCCTCTCGCATTCATCTCAATGCAGACGCGGGGCCTGTGCGTATCTCCTCACTGGTAACAGACCGACTTACTGCACTTCAAAAACTGGTTGGTTAGCTGACAGTCTATCGGCTCTGCCGTAATATTTATCTCTGGCTGAGCAGTAAAGTAACCCCCGGGTTGATCCGGGGGTTTTTATTACAGTGACATTCCCTGAACTTCACCAATATCTTTAAACCGGCTATACATCAGATCCATTTCTGCGTTAGTTAACTGGCGGTCGTAACAAGCATACCCCATAAATGCGAGCGATTTCGTTTGAGTAACCCGAGGGCCAGTATTCCCTACCCTGATAGTAGATGTCCCACGCATATCACGAACCACACCCGTCGGCGTTAACGAGGAACCGGATTTTCCTGACGTTTTATCCATAATTCGTTTGAGTCGCGGTGTACCGTTAATGCCTGTTCCGTCATAGCAGCCAACAAGACAGCGCCAGGAGGCTGTAGCTTCTGTTGTCGCCAGATCAGAAACATCCGTTATTATCACGTTGTTTGCAGACGATGAACCAGTGCCGCCGTCATACGTTGAACAGATAACATCACGGTATCCCTGAGCCTCAAGAACAATCCCCGATCCCACCACTGCGGTAGTGCCATCTGCTGCATAACTCTGGAATGTGCCTATAAGCTGAGTATTTCCGCCCCCGCCCGAATTCCACAGTTTAAACACTGCAAAGTAAGTGAAGTTTTCCGACTCCTTAATATTCAGATCAAGATACCCTCCCGGACCAAGCAGAGTTGAGTATGCGTCCAGCCTGGCTGGTGCACCGACAATTATCGGTTGCACACCATCTTCGACAAGATTCACACCAAAAAGATCGCCCCCAAGACCCAAAGAGAGCAGGTTTTTTGATACAGGAACATCAATACCTATCCCGGATGCAAAAACAGAATCACCCATAACTAAATCAAGAGACATATTTAATTTCCTCTGACTGAATTTGTTGAATGGCGGCAAAATTATTGAGCGCGTAAGGTTTATTAACGAGAGAAGGTATATTTTCCTGAGTATACTGACCGTTTATTCCGTATACCCAGTTAAGTCCGCCAACTTCATTGGACGAGTCGCTAATATTATGAGTCCCGTTATGGCTTTTATCCCCCAGCGATACAGTCACTGCTCCGGTTAAGGCACGACTGGCCTTAATGCGGATCACACGGTCAGAAACTATGTCAACGATAAAATCTTCCGGGGAAAATGTCCCGGCACCATCTGAGAGCGTTATCCCTTTATCTGCGTGGAGTGTCTCTGTCCATTTATCGTATACAGCTGAAAACTTCAGTGGCGCTACCCGTGGCGTTAGAGACAAATAAACTTTGTCCTCACGGTGAACAGCTTTCAGTATCCGAAAAGTGAAATCACCATTACCAGAGTAATAGCGCCATAGTTCCCGCGCGAAGAGGCAACCCAGCTTGCGGTATGAGTTCGAGCAGAGATGTGCGCCGGGATTAGGCAGTCCCTGATACGAACCAACCAGAATGGTTTTGTCGGCCTGCTCCGGCAGTCTGTTCTGCGCCTGTGGTACGCCCATTGTGTTGATATAGGTGTTACCAATCTGGTTAATCAAATAAATTGGAGCGAAGGTCTGCCCGGATGCCGCCTTACAGGAATTGATAAGGTTCTGCCGCATAGTCTGTGACTGGGCGGCATAGTAAGTGGTGCTGGCGGAATTATCATTTTCTCCCTGCAGGTAAATGATCCCGATAACCTCAAACTCGACCCCATCAGCTGCACAGGCCTCCGCGACGCCTGCAAGAAAGGTTTCAACTCTGTTGTAAAGCTCCGGGGATGCTCCTTTCTGTAGCTGCGCAATCGACCGCCCGGATACACCGCAACTACCTACACAAACAACCATGTCATCATCATTGGCGACGCCCATTGCTTCGTTGTGCAGGCGCTTGAACTCATTGCCGACCGTTGAACAAATCGTTTCGCCATATCCACTTTGCGGGATAATGGTTCCGTCCACGTCCTGACATACTTCATGCAAAGGATAAAATTTATTCTCCCCGCCAACCGGCCCGTATACCTCACTCCCTACCGGAGGGTTAGAGAAGAATGATCCACGAGGCGACTGACCCAACATCACATTGCCATAAAGCGGCGTAGTCGTGAGCGCTGCATTGCTTTGCGCGCCAGCGGCGAAAGACTGCCCGTAAACAAGAATGACTTTTACTTTTTTACGGGACTTTGGAGAGCAACTGAAAATTTTATTGAAGCGGTTTGATTGCTTTGCAAAAGCTGAAGTTTCAAGCTGCTGAATAATCTGTTCCTCAGTCAAAACCGGGCTGGCGCTCCCGCCTTTATTCACAAAATTACCGTGAACGTAACCCCTTTCATCAATCCTGAAACATACCACTCCCCGCTTGTCAGAAACGCTGATCCCCTTGCCATCTTTTCTGATGGTCAGAGAAGTATTCCCGGACTTAACAGCTAACTGCAGCATGGTTTCAATATTCATTTTAGCCATCTGCAGTTTGCCGTTCTCAATCGAGGCCAGCATCACGCCGCGTTTATCGAAGATTCTGGTTTTACCGTCCAGCCCCTTTTTGAATGCGATGGTTTTATTCGATATCTCATTTTCTGACAGTTGCATGCCCGCGCCAAAAAAACCATTCGGGCCGAACTTCAGCAGCCGTGACAGAAAATAAACACCGCCCACATCATCGTTTTTCCACCCGGCGATAATCGTTCCGATCCTGTCCTTCCACCGATGAAAGAACTTCGTGCTGTGGCTTTTCTCAACGATTTCGTTAAGCGATTTAATCTGCTTATTGACCTGGTATTCAGAAGGTACCCACTCGGTACCATTCCACAAATATTGTTCTCCTGTACTGGTATCGACAGCCAGAACATTGGCTTTATCAGGTGTAAAGGCCAGCAGTTCCTGCAAAGAACTGAAACCCATAGCGCCGCCGTTCTCCTGGAAATTAACCAGGGTATCGTCAACTTTCTTTTGTTGCCGTCGCCATGAGTCTAATGGTTCTCCGGCGCGATCCGGGATGGTGGCCTCTGGGCCGTTCACCAGTTTATCGAGGCGCGTGGCATTATCCAGCAACACCTCCGGGGAGGTGCTCCCGAGCGGGGGAGTAAAGGCCATGTTTTTTGCTCCAAAAAAGAGGCTTCGCTCAAACGAGGGTTTGAGCGAAAGAAAAGTTGAAAGGGATTTTTTTGGTATTAAGCAGCGTCGCCGGGGTATGTGGCGTCGTCGTACTGGTAGAACGATTCGAGGTATTCTTTTGCGGTGACCTGGCAGGTTCCGTCAGACTGCGGGGCGATCTCCTCTACAATGGCGTCGTAGACGTGGCGCGTTGAGCCGCAGAACACCAGGCGGATCGGCTCGATGGTTGCCGACGACAGGTCAACCCGCATGGGATCATCAAACTCGCTCAGGTGCGGGACTGACAGCTGAAAATCACCCACCCGGCTCGCCACCATCAGCCCGGATGCAGAGCCATCCTGATAGCGGATTAGCGCGCGGGGATTTTCGAAAGACCAGTCCAGCGGCTCCGTAACGGTGAACGTTGTCACGCCACCAGCCGTTGTCATCGCCTCCACCAGACAGGAAATTGTGTTGTTACCCGGAATATCATCCGTGAGCACAATGCGATCGCCCGTGTTGTAGCACAGCGCGTCCAGCTCGGTAGTGGTCTGGAACGTCACCCGCTGCTGCAGGTATTTCATCAGGCGACGCATGCCGATCTGGTAGGCGTGATCCTGATTCAGTACCCCATCGAGTTTGTAGTTCTCGATTTTCACCGGCGTGGGATTATCAGGCGTCCGGCATTTAACGGTCTCCTCCGCCCAGGTAGTCCCGTTGATGTATGTCACGTCGACGCCATCAAAATCATCGTCGGACGGTACGGTAAATCCACTCTGCAGCTCCTCCACCATCTCATGCGGAGTGATCACGCCAGTCCAGGGCTTAATCCCCTCACGGTTGACCGTCGCCAGGCCATCACTCAGCAGAAAACGTGACTTCCCGGCATTGGCTATCTTCTGCAGCATTTCCAGCGCTGAGATACTGTCGCCCGTGGCGAAATCAAAATTTTCGCCCCGTGGCGTCCAGTACGCGGATTCCAGCGCGTTGATGGTGTCGACGTCCATCTCCAGCCCCAGCGAGTTCCCGACATGCAGCAGCGCCCCCGAAATGGTTCTGGCGGTTCCTGAGTCGTAGGCCCGCGTGGCCACAACGTTTACGCGGCGGTCCGACTGCGCCGCCAGCTTCCCGCCCGTCTCAACGGTCACCGCCATCAGCGACACGCCGGGATAGGATGAAGGGCGCGTCAGCAGTCGCCCGCGCAGTGCCTGCCAGTACATCGAATCCCTGGCGTTGTTTGAGCCCTGCTCATTGCGCCGACGGCAGCGAACCTCTACCAGTCCCGGAGAACTGAGGGTGATCCGCTCAGTGAAACCTAACCCGTTGACGTTTTTCAGCGCATACTCGCCCTGGTGACTCACCCACCCCGATCCGGAACCGTAGACGCGATACTGTATCTCCCACTCAACGTGGCGGATCCGTTTTTTGCCCTTACTGTCAAAGCCGCAAATACCGTTCGGGAAAGAGAAATTCACCTCGAACATATCGACGGTCTCATTTTCAGGGCAAACCAGGAACGGCCCCAGCCAGCTCAGCGTGTCGTTAAGACCAGTGGCCTCATAGTCGATCATCGTCCGGGCGGTGAATCCCGGCCATGACTCATCAACGGCACCGTTAACCAGGCGCGCCACCGTCGCCGTTGTGCCGTCGGTCGAGACAATGCGGTACTCATTCCCGCGGTGAGCAAGTGAAAGCCGTTGCACCCCCTCCGGCATGCCGGAAAAGGCCGTTCCCGTGGCGCTGTTATAGGCAAGCGTCACATTCGCCGTTACCGCCGGGCTGCCGCCGGTTGATGCCGTGCCGGAGGTGTAAACCGGGGCATCACCGAATACAGCTGCAGGCAGTGAAGAGGACGTGATCGCCCCATCCGCGAACGGACTGGCCGACTCGGTTATCAGTACGGTGCCGCCGTTGTCCTGTGCAACCAGGCCGGAGCCAGTGAGTCCCTCGGTAATGGCCGCCAGCAGTCCCGACATCGAGACATAGTTAGCCACCAGCGACACCGGGTAGGTAACCCCCTGCCAGGTGATCGTGAACGTGCTGGAGCTGGTTGAAAAATCGTAGGTGGTCGGGGCCGCACTGGCCTGGACTTTTGCCGCACTTCCCCCGGTGCCGGGCACTGCAGCCTGACCGGGGGTATATGACGCGATAAACAGATCGTAATCGACAGAGTTAAACCCCAGCGTCACCGGCATACCAACCACCGGCGCGATCTCCGTCAGCAGCGGGCTGGCGATAACGCTGTATCCGGCCGCCGAAGTGATCTGGTAGTTAGCCGTGGCTTTCAGTTCGACCACGGCGCCAGCGACCCAGCTGGGCGGCAGCGCGTTATCGTTCTCGTCATTATCATCCGTATCCAGCCCGGTAAACGTCACGCTTGATCCGGAGACGGTCATGCTGTCTGCGATAATATCGTCGGCATCCGGCGACGTCTGGGCCATGTCCAGCCCGGTGCCGGATGATGTCCCTCCGACCTCCGTACTGTTGACCCAGTTTTCACTGCGCTCATCGCCGGAAACGTCCGCGCCTGGTGGAAAATAGGTGATGTTGAAACCCGGTAGCGTTGAAGCTGGCGTACTGCCAACCCGGATATCGCCATTGGTATAAATCAGATCACCGACACCGAGACACAGCAGCATCTGGACGCGCATTTTCGTAGGATCGGCGGCATCAAACCGGGTAACCGGCTGCACCACATAATCAGGGTAGATACGCACCCGGCCAAACACCTCACGAATGGCATCACCCAGTTTTGCCGTATTTGCCTTTGCCGGGTTCAGGTCGAGACTCCGCCCTGTGGATGAGGTATAGCCACCCGTATCGATGGTGCTCATCATAAAAAGCGAATAGGCTGCAGCGGCAACGGAGATACCGACGCCGATCCACGCAATGGTCGCGGCCTCCAGCCCGAAGGGGACCGGATAAAGCCTGACATCACTATCAGGGCGAATCACACACTTAGCCCACTCGCCTGGCGGAATTAACAGCCCCTCAACCTCAGCGGTCAGCGGTGGGACATCCCGATCCTCGTAGCCTTCAACATTTGCCATCAGCCAGTTGCGAATACTGGTTACACCATGCTCATGCGTTTCGAGTGGTTCACCGGGAAGCCGGGACGGGTAAAAACGAATGGTCATTGCCAGAACTCCACTTTGACAAATCGGCGCTTAAACCGCGGCAACGGCAGAAAGGTGACGTTCGTACCCGGGTTGCATTCCGCCACATGCAACAGACCACCGATACTGACCACGATCCCTACGTGGGTGACAGTCGACCCGGAATAACAGGCCACCCCGGCCCCTTCGCAGGGTTCGCAGCGCTCAAGGGTAAGCATCATTCGGTGTGCTTCCCGGTCGAGGCCGCCGTCGTCTTTCGTGACCCCTGCAAAATCGGGCCAGAGAGGTAAGCCCAAATCGCGGCGTATCTCGTTCACAATGCCGAAGCAGTCAAGTAGCGGGTAGGCTCTGCCGCCCTTCTGCCATTTAACAGAACGGTATTTATCAGGGTTGAACATTGGGATTCCTTAGCTGATATAACGCAGTCCGGGGAATACAGGGAGCGTGAAGCGGTAACGCGGCCAGGCGGTATCGAGGATATTCATGTAGCCCGCAGTGATCTGCACCTCTGTCGCCGTCCAGTAACCAGACTTGATTTTCAGCGTATACGGCACTTCCGCAGGGGCCGCTAAATCCGTGGAGATATAACGCCGGTACGTCAGAAATGCAGACAGACGGTTAGCCAGCGCATTGCGGATCGCCGTGGACACAACACCATCGATATTGCACAAGGCAAATTTGAGGTCCTGCGTGCCGTCCGCATTGCGCGCCGGCAGCGCAATGTCTATCGCACAGGCTGAAAACGTTACGGTATCGCCGTTCTCCGTCGTCGCCGTGATGTTGTCGTAACCCTGGCAAAGGTAGTGAACATCAGAGCCAATGGTGATCTGCAGCGTCTCAATGATCACCTCCGGTCCGCTGCTGGCGTAGAGGCGGTTGAGTCTTGTCATGATTTATACCCAATAAAAAAGGCCACCCGAAGGTGACCTTAAAAATTGGTGTCGAATGTGGGTGTACCCTCACCGGCAGGATCGCTATTCCGCGCTTTATTTCACGCTCCGGCTACGGAGCGGCATGAAGGACTTTCCCACAAATCGACACAAGTGATTATGAAGGTGAAACGGTTTTAATCAAGCCTTGGGCCACTCCTTATTCAGCGCAATATCAAGCAGTGAGCTGCCGACTATCCATTCCGGGTAATTACCCCATGGGGCAGGAGCAAGGGGGCGTTCCCATAATTCAAGCGTCGCCGTGTACTTCCAGTAAATCGGGGCCACCAGAAACGGTCCCTGATAAATATCTGTGAAGCGGCATTTGTAAAACTTAATGCCCGCCGGCGTCTGCAGCTTCATCATGAACCATGCAGCCCCGTCAGATAACGCATCACGGAACCAGGACTCAAACGCCAGGCCCTGCGCATCGGTTTCCATAAACCAGGCGATGCTGGCCTGCGTCGGCGTGGACGTAAAAGCTCGCCTTTGCCTCGCGCGGCCGGTGGTTAACTGGGTTCGTTTTAACGGGCTTACAGGCTGGAATCCGTATCCTTCCTGTAATGGCATCGGAAGACTGTCATGCGGGTAGTAGATATCAGTCATCACTCTAACCCTCTGCCTGGATATTTACTGCGCATTGCCTTACCAACTTTCCCATCTCCTCTCAACACTTGCGCAGCAACCTGATCCAGGGCTTCCGCTGTCGCCCGCTTCTGCGTTTGAGCCATGGAGAGAGCCATCTGATCAGATGTCACGCCGGGCGGCGTATGGAAATGCTGCTCAATGGGAGCATGGATGGTGGTCTTGCTGCTGTTGTCGCTGTTAACGTTCTGAACACCAGTACCAAACCCTGTACGCCCCAGAGTTGCATCTAGCGGTTGGCCATTTCGAAGTGCCTCAAGCTGAGACACGCCGATCCGGTTCGTTGACGCCTGGTCAAAGACGTACTCTCCTTTGTGAACAATACCTGCGGGCTGATACTTGCTACCGGGGCCGGTGTAACCGCCGGAGGCGAAGCCAACTCCTGAAACAGCCTGGATATTTGAGACGATACTGGCAGTCTGCGCAGCGATTGAGGCCATAGCGATGATGTTGGCCGGATAAGGCGCGCTTACTGCCCCACTTGCTATAGCCTGCTGGATTTTCACCATAGAGTCAGCGATAGCGAATGCCTTGCTCGCAGCAAAAGCAACCTTGTAGATTGCCGATTGCTCACCAAACCCCGTTCGCATGATGTCGGCGGTACTGTCAAACAAGGACTGCGTGGCCGCAGATATGATGGTGTTTTTCTGAGCCTCGATGACCTGATTTGCATCCGCTGCACGCTGACGAATCGACGTCATTCTGGCCTCACCCTCGGCAGTTATTTCGCCGGCCTTCGCATAAGCTTCCTCCTGAGCTGCCAGCCAGCGCTGGAGCTCCTGCTGCGCCTGGTCATATTCATTGATTTGCCCCTGCATCCCCTCAAAAGTTCCAGAGAGTCGCCCTCCTGTGGGTGTCAGGTTTCCTACAACATTACGAACCGTCGAGGGCAGTTGCATATCGGTGTTTTGATAAATATCTGCCCGCGTTTTTTCATATTCACCGGGTTTAAGTTGCCCCGTTGCTTTGGCCTTCTCCAGCAGTTCAAGACGGGTTTTAAGCAGATCGTTGGTCCGCTCATCCTTCGTCTTTACCTGTTCCTGCATCTTCCGGTAATCGTCCAGGGTTTTTACGGAATTTTGCAGTGCCTCCTGCTGCTTATACGCCTGGAGGATTTCATCTGAACGGGAAAGGATCGATTTCTGGTCAGCTGTGAGCTGCGTTTTAGACTTGAGGTCAGCAATTTGCTGTTCGAACTTAACTCGCGCCTGGGTTGCGCTGTTAAGCTTGTCACTGGCATCCAGTTGGGACTGCATGGCAGCAGTCTGCTGGTTTATCTGATCAAGCAGCCGGGTTGCTGCGTCCTCGGTATATGCTTTACCCTTTGGCGTCTTGGGTGGTTTCGGATCTTTGTACATCTCGTTAATACGAGAAACATTTTTTGCATATTGCTCTGCAGTAATTGCACCTGCCTTCAGGAACTCGCTTTGCTGCTTAATAGCTTTATTGCGCTTATCCGCATTGCTCAGATATTGCTGGTTAACGCGTTCTGCTTCCTGCTGCGTTTTAATTCGTTGCTGTTCGGCTTTGTCATGACTGCTGATTATTTCAGTTAAAACGCCTTCTGTTGTGATTTGAGATTGCAGATTATTTAGCTCATCTTCGAGCTCAGCCTTTCTTCCACCAAAAAATAGCTTCCCACCAGCAGCCTTATCTATCCAATCTAATTCCTTACGAATTTGAGAGATCCGCTCGGTGCCGGTTTGCTCGCGACCAATATCAAGCATGGCATCCCATGCTCCTTTAGCCGTTTTAGCAAGCGAGTCCCAAGCACGTTCAAGAATCCCCAAATTCTGATGAATATCGTTCGCACGCTGCTGCATGGCATTGGCGTAAGCATCACTAGCCACCCGTGCAGCATCCTGCTGATTACCTTCATCCTGCAGTGCTTTAATCTGGTTGTAGGTTGCCAGTGTCAGAAAGTGGTACTGGTCGTTAAGTTTGGTAATGGCCGCAACCGGGTCAGCAGCAATGTCGTTGAAATCACCCACCAGCTTTTCAGTGGCGATGCCTGTGGCTTCACTGATTTCAACCACGGCAGTTGTTACTCGTTCCAATGACTCTGCAGCCACCTTCCCGGATGAAACTATCTGGTTAAGTGTGGCTGCGGTCACTCCAGTAGTTGAGTTGGCAACTACTGAAACCCGAGCGGCCATATCTGCTAGTTGCCCTGTGGTTTTACCAACCAGATTACCGCTAAGGGTCAACGACTTATAGAACTCGCCCTGCTCCTGAGAACCTTTGTAGTAGGCCAGCCCAAGAACACCAACAGCCGCGGCAGCCAGAGTGACAGGATTAATCAACCCCAGCACATACCCGCCAACACCTTTAATCGCGGGGCCAATACCGCCGAACATATCTTTCAACTGCCCGCCCTGCTGCATAAGCACCATAAATGGAGATTGACCGGTAGACAGGCCGACAACAATATCTGTCATCTGAGCAGGGATCATGCGCATAGCATTGGCAGTCTGAGCTGCAGATTGGCTTGTTTTTCCTAATTGCGTTTGGGTTTTCTCTAATGCGTCTCGTGATTCAGCAAGTTTGCTATTCAGGCGATCATAGGCTAATGGCGAGAGCATCCCAGATGATTTGGCGTTATCAAGTTGTCTCTGCTGCTCGTTCAGGCGACGGAATGCTTCACCTACGGGATCGATTTGGGCCTCAAGGCGACGCAATGCGGCAACCTGCTCGTCGTGGGCCTTGGCTGCCTCGCGTTCTGCCTGAGCAGCTCCAGTAATCTCCCGGCGAGTCTCCTGCAGTTTTTTGCTGTAGGTGTCGAATTGGGCGGTATTTATTTTCCCTGACGATAGTGCAGAGGATAGTTCCGCTTGCTGTTGATCCAAATTTTTCAGAGCCGCTGACAGGGGGTCAATGCGGTCAATCATCCTCTGAAATGCCAGGGCTTGAGCCTCTTGTTGCTTAATTGCATCAGCCGCAGCTTTTTCTGCGTCGCGCTGGGCTTGGGCTTCTCCAGTTAGCTCCTTGCGAGCATCAGCAATTTTTTGACTGTAGGCATCATATTGTTCGAGGCTTAAATCACCTCGTTGAGCAGCAAGATAAATCTCTTTCTGCTGTTCTTTTAACCCTCTCAGGCCGCTGGATACGGGATCAATTTTATCCAGCATCCTCTGGAATGCCTGTGTCTGGGCCTCCTGCTGCACAGCAGCCAGTTTGCTGGCCTTTTCTGCTTCTCGTTGAGCTTGTGCAACGCCGCTTAACTCATCGGTCGTATCATTCAGCATTTTGGAGAGAGTGCGAAACTCTTCCTCGTCAATTAGCCCCTTGTCGAAGTATTTTTTCAGCTCACTAAAGCGGCGGCCAACGGTATCAATTGCAGCACCAACCGGATCAATGGCTGCACGCAATTTATTGAGGGCTTCTTTTTCCTCATCGGTAGCGCGGGAAACTTTGGTGATAGTGGCCACAGCCTTATCCCCGGACTGAGTCATTTTATCAAGCGCAACTGTTAGACTATCAGCCTGCTTCTCTGCCCCGGAGCTATCAATCACAATGGCCAGGCGGGAGGTTTGTTCTGTCATTTAGCTATCTCCGGGCAATAAAAAACCCCGCCGTAGCGAGGTTTTTTTTACGAACACAATATATTGATAGTTATATTATCGAAACGGGTTCACTGGTAATACTCAGGTCTGTTCAATATCACTTCCACAGTGTTTGCATTTAATGGCCTCTTTGCGGATAGGCTCGGCGCAGAAAGGGCATTTTTTATACTCACCAGACTCACCATTAAGCACTGCTCGGCGTTCAGAAGTAGACGATGATAAGACAATAAGAAGACCAAGAATCGGCGCAATAAATGCAGTAAAACCAGCGATAACGCCGTTTCCATTTGTGATGTTTGATGCTAAAACGACCAAGCCGAAGCCTATAGCGCACATACCAATAAGGTAAAGGAACGCAATACCTAACCCATTTCGTTTTGCAGCAATAACTGCTACAACAATAACTGCTAGCCCAAAAAGCATAAAACCTAAAAGCGGTTCCACATCCCTATCCCCATCATTAACATTTGCACACAGGTTAGCACAGGAATAGATGTAGACAATGATATGACTACTTCACTTTTGCCTGTCTTTTCTGCTCTTCTGCCCACTCAGTCCTCCAGGCATCATCAAGAGCCAATATCGCTGCGTCAAACTCAATGCGGTCGATCAGAATGGTGCGCGATGCCAGGTAAAGCTCGATATCATTCAGGGATAGAGGGAGCGGCACTCCGGCCATGCCGGCATACTTTCTGCCGCGCGATATCATGGCGTAAGCGTTGAGGATCTCCCCAGTGACTGCATCGATTTCAGGCTCTGGAATGGGCGGGAGATTTAGTTTCTCCCTGCGCCACTTTGCTTTCTCACCCTGCTCTCCCCCGAACTCCTTAAGCCACTTCTGCGCCTCTAAGGCTTTTTTACGGTTTCCTGAGTCTGCTGCTCTTTACCCTGAGCAATTTTCGCCGCCTCAGCCAATATCAACCAGTACAGCTCCGGGTGCTGTTTCAGCATGGCGATCCCGACTTCCGGCGTGTAATCGATGGCAATTTCTACGCCATCTACCAACTGGCCCACACCTTCCCAACCCTTCAAAAGAAACCGCGCGACATTATCGATCAGCAAGTCATCAACAGAGTCGATATCGCCCACTCTGGAGAGATTGAATTCTTTGGTGCCTACCTTATAACCTGCGTCCATCTTATCGATGTGGCGGCGCACCAGCGCGTTACGGGAGCGATATTGTGGATTCTCGCTGCTGGCCACTAGCAGGCGAAGTTTGAAAAGCGATTCCTCTTCCGGAGTGTATTCTTCCTTGCTGTTTTCTGGCTTTTGATAAGGTGAAAACCAGCGCTCGCCATTTAAATCAATTTTTGGGGTAACAATCAGCATAATAACTCCATAGTGAAGCCCGATCCGCGATGCTCAGCAGAACGGGCCTGGTAAATTAAGGCGCGGTAACGGTGATTTCAGTCGTTGCCGTAAAGGTGCGGGCCTTACCGGTGATGGTTGCAGTACCGGCTGCGTTACGCGTGACCTTCGCTGTTTTCTGTCCGGTAGAAACCACGCTGGCGATAGTCGGATCCGATGACGTCCACTCAACGGTATCAGTTGAATCAGCTGGGGTAAGCGTGGCGGTTAACGTCACCGTAGAACCCACGGCCCCAGTTGAAGTGCCCGGCGCAACGCTGATCGCCGTCGCCGGCACTTTGGGGACGCGGGTGATAGTTGGCGGAGTATTGGCCGCGGTGATATCCAGCTGAACCTGAACAATGTCAGTGCTCCCCGCATCCGGCCAGTCGCCGGAGATCTGCACTTCCGGGAAATAGAAGGTATACGCGCCTTCAGCATTCTCCAGCGTAAAGCTAAACGGCACCGTTTCGCCGGTGAACGTTTTCTTATAGAGCTCCCACGCAGCTTTTGACCAAGAAAGCGTGATCTGCCCGGACGGCGTAAAGGTTGTCGGAATATTTGCGCCGGCGAACGCCGAACCGGTACCGATGCAGCGCTGAGTCTGCATATTGTTGTCGAACTGGATGTTGAAGGTATCGACACAGAAACCATTACCACCAGCTACACCATTCAGGCTGATGGCTGTTACCTCTTTGAACGAATAGCGCAACGCCCCGGCATTATCGACCGGCGCGCTAAAGAAGCTGGTATCGTCACCTTTCGTTTCCCAGTCCAGGCCAGCAAACGTGACCGTAGCAGTGATGTCACCATCATTCGGGATTTCGATCTGCAGGGTCGCCACCTGACAGCCGCGGGCGATCTGGGCGATGCCCACATCCTCGGCATAGGAAGCCACTGAGAACGTGATGCGGCCATTGCCCATGGTCAGAACGTTATCCACCCATTCCGCACCAAAGCAGCTCGCCAGAAAGGCATCGTGCTGATTCCAGCGAAACCGCGTACCGACATCGCCGCCGACATCCACTGTGCCGCGTGAAACACCCTGCGCCATGCGGTCACCAGCGATTTCGTCATTGTCGTTGGTGTTCTGCGTTGGTTTCAGACCAAATGAAGAACGACGCAGCAGGTTCCACGCCCCTGCTGTAGGCGTGATTCCTGGCGTTGTCTCGCGAATAAACGCGGCTACTACTTTTGCACCTGAGCTCACAGGAGCCTCCTGTTTTTTGTGCGCTACAGAGCGCGATAAGGAATTTGAAGATTGAGCTGTAACCAGCCATCGGTCTCACCTGCCGGCACAGCAGAAACGGCGAAATAACTCAGCTTCCCGTCGTCCCTGAACTCGAATAGCTCCGTTAGCTGATCGGCCGTCCGGGAGATAAGCAACGTCCCGGAGCCGACCGGAACAAACAGCTGAATGATGAGTAAACCTGTTCTGTGCACGACCGGCCCATCCCCGATCTCGGTTGTGCCTGCCTGCCCTGCAATGTTGGTGAGACGGGCCCAGATATCGCGGTTACTGGGGTCAAATACCGGACCATTGGGATAATCCACCGCATCAGAGGCAATAGCGGTCTGTGCCGCCATTCGGGAAATGATAGCGTTTCTGATTTCTGTAAGGGTCATTTGTAGGCCTGAATCACACCATTAAACGAGACGGCATAGACGCCTGTCGGCGCCTGTGTTGAGTGGCCATTCTCCAGAGGCACGGAGTAAGGCAGGTTCGACTGGATGTAAATCACCGAATAGGCTGGCGCCTGGTCAATAATATTTTTGCCATTAAGAAACGTCATTGTCCCGCGCGGATCCGGTTCGGTCGGGACGGAGTGATCGGGTTCGCCGATGCTAACAAAATGCGATGCCCTGAAGGTTCCTGCGCGATACTCAGCCGGCCGCCTGATATCCATGCTGTCATTAACACGGACTTTCTTCCTGAGCCTTCCGGTTTTGGTCAGGTTAGCAGGATCGGCATAAAGAGATTCGTTCCATTCCCCAACAGCTTTGTTGTATTGAACCGCGGTCGCGTTGATGGCCCACAGCTCCGGGTTTCCTACCGGCGACCGTTGAACAATTTCATTCAGCAGCTGAATAGCGATTGTCCGCTGGCGTAGTTTGACATCTTCGGCCACCAGCCCGGCGAATGCCGCCGGGTCGATGTTCCAGCCCTTAGCCATATCACACCCTCCGCAGTTGAATGGAGTACGCAGCGCCAGCAGAGTCGGAAGAAGCGGTGATGACCTCGTAGCGCTGAAGCTCACCCGTAATCGGATCCGGTGCGGTGATGATATGCCCGACGGCCGGCTTATCAGTCACCTCGTTAACCAGTGCGGTTAGCTTCACATCACCATGCAGAATGTTAACGCCATCGATACGGCGCAGTTTATAGCGCGCCAGCACTCCACGCCCCGAGTAAGTCACCTGTGTTTCAGTGCCGGTTTCCGTTACCGGGTCCCATGCACCCCGAACGGTGTATGACCCAGTGAAATCCTTAACGGCATCCTGCAGGTCTGTATCGAAGGCTGCGGCGACTTCAGTTTGGAGTTCGTCACGAATGCCCATTGCATCCACCAATAGGCTGCTGAGGTTTAACGATCACAGTACCGTGGAGTTTGCGGGTATAAATTTCGCCGTTGCGCTTAACCCGCAGCGGGAGCGGAGCAAACTCAACAACGCCCTTTGCCGGGTTTGCATAAACGACATGTCTGATCGGGTTTCCATTCACAAACACATCGCGAGGGCCGAGCCCGTCACCGGCATAATGCACATCAGTGTTTTGCATATCACCCCCTTACCAGGCGTACCTGAGACTGACTAACGCCATATGGCTTTAGCATGGCCAGCGCCAGCTGCAGATCAGAATCAAGCAATGCCGAGCTGTTGGTAGCGAGTTCCGCGAAGGTCTTTGAAACGCTGACATCATCGGCATCTACCGTCTTACTCAGCAACACACCAGAATCGGTTTTCTGCTGATAAAGACCACCATTCGAGGCCGCTAGCGCTGCATAGGCGCCAGCCTGCTTCACATCGTCAGGAATGATGATTTCTTGAGTTGCCTTATCGCACGGCAGTTTCAGGTTAAGTCCATTCATCCAGGTATTAGCCATCAGCACAGATTTGGCTTTTTTGCTTTCATCTGTCCAGGTGGCACCGAGAATCGAATCGACATCTCCAACGGTGATGAACGTAACCATGCATCACTCCATTTCTTTCCAGCCGTGCGCCTTCCAGTTCTCCACTTCATCAGGGTGAACGTTGGCGGTATTGGGCGCACCCGGGAATGCCGGGAAATCGGTAATCATCGCCACCAGCAGCTGTTCCTGCTGTTCCTGCTGTTCCTGCTGTTCCTGCTGTTCCTGCTGTTCCTGCTGTTCCTGCTGTTCAGGAACATTGGCATCAACCTGCGTGGCCGCAAGTTTTGCTGCAGCACGTTCAGCGCGCTGCTCTTTGGTTAATCCGGCCATAAGCCCTCCATTAAAAAGGGGCCTAAGCCCCTCATGGTTGATGATTATCAGCCAGCGATGATGACGCTGTGACGTGGAACTGGCGCAGCGACACCCCACGCCAGACCAACTTCATAACGGATCTGGCGGTACTGGCGGTACAGAGCCACCTGGAAGGTAATGCCTGATACCGAGTCGGTAACGTTCATCACATCATCCGCAGTATCCCCGCCTTGCGGCATTGCCGGGGTACGAGATGCCAACAGCAGAGCATTACGGTCAAAAGCCATATTCGCTACATACCCTGCGCCACGGGTAATAGCGGTGTTATCTGCCAAATCCTGACGCAGACCAGGCTGAGCAAGGGTGATAGTACTTGCGGTCGCAGCTGCAACTACATACTTGTTGTCGTCGCCAGCAAAGCTCACCACGTCGCCAGCAGAGAAAGAACCAGTGCCGGTATCGATGGCGATAATACGGTCGCCTTCAACCTTCGCTCCATTAACCAGGTAGCCAGCGGCAGCCGAGTCCGTGTGAGTTTTTACGCCGGCGGAGTTATGGATATTAAAGCCTTCCAGGCGACCCAGCGTACCTTCACGCAGCAGTTGTTCCGTCCCGGCTTCGTTCACCTTGAACAACACGGACTGTTTGCCACGCAGGTTTGCGATGGCAGCCGAGCCGAGAACCATCTGGAGATCGGTAGTCGGTGAGCCGTTGTCCTCCAGTACCTTACGGGCCAGCGCGGCATCACTGAGGTCTTCCTTGATACCGAACGGCGTAGTACCCGGCGTGCCAACCTGACGCGATGCGTTGAAGTACAGCGCCCCCAGATCTGCGTCAACTTCGTTCGCCAGTGCGCGGAATGCCTGCTTGAACTGGTCAGCAAGGATGGTGTTGTAAGTACCAGCCGGACCGATGGCCAGTTGTTCTTCACCATTCCATTTGACCGGGGCCATTTTGGATTTGGTGATTTTGACATCGACGGTGCCAATGTTCTGATCACCCGTGTTCGGGGCCGAAGGTCCCGGCACGATGTCTTCAGTGACTGCCACTGGGGCAACTGGCGCTGTAACCGTCTGGTCTTTTGCTGCGGCATCTGCTTTGGTGTTGCGAGCGACAGCAGGAATAAAGCCCACCTGCTCGCGGGAAACAACATCCAGAGCGGTATAGATAGTCGGGATCAACCCGGTCAAAGTGTTCGACATGATTCATTTTTCCTTAGGGATAGGTTTGGGTTGGTTGAGCTATCCAGCTCCGGCGCCCGCCGCCATCCGACGGCAGGCAAAAGAGGACTAATCAACGATGGTGACACCGTCTTTTAGGGCATTTTGTTTGCCTGCAATATCCAGCGAATCGAATGCATCACGCTTCATGGTTTTCTGCCCTGCCTGATGCTGAGACTGACGTGAACCACCGCCATTATTGCCACTGGATTTCAGGATGTAGTCTTTTTGCGGGTACTGCTCCACCAGAAATTCCAGTGCTTCATCGAACGAGGCCAGCTCGCCAGGCTTCGAGCGGGAATAAATTTTGTTGCCGGTGCCGTCATAGGCGACAACTTGCCCCTCTTCGACCTTAAACGACTGACCGAAGCGGGCTTGAAGCAGATCGGCAGGGATGGCGATTTTATCGGTAATAAATTTGGATCCGGTAAAATTACCGCCAATCATCGAATCATACAGTTGACTTTCCAGCGCTTTATTTTTGTTGTTGGCCTCATCCAGTTGTGCCTGGAATGATTTGGTGATATCCGCTTTAACCTGGTCAACAGCACCCGCGTCGATCAGTTTTTTCTGGTCGATTTTGGTCATCATGTCCAGCGCTTCGAGCGCCTTCGCCGGGTCACCGATTTTGGCGAATTTGGCCAGGCTGGCTTCAGCTGCTTCTTTGGCTTCACGATGAGATTTCGCCTCACCGTTCAGCGAGGAGATTTTTCCAACGGCCTGCACAGCATCGAAGCCGATCTCTTTTCCGTCGTCATGTACATAAACGGGAAGACCGTTCGCATCAACTTCTGCATAGCTCTTGCCGTTTACTTCAACTGTTTTCAGTTTCATGTGGTTACCTTTTTGTGGGTCATCCGACCGTTGCGCCGCTCACCATCCGGATCACGGCAATAAAAAAGGCCGCCCGTAGGCAGCCTGTTAATGCATATGATGATCAAAGCCCTGCGTCACGGAATGCCTGGTCGTCGCGCTCACGCAACTGGTCCAGCGTCAGCCATTCGCCTCTGTCGTTATAGAACTCCTCAGGAGACATGCCGCCGTCACGAATCAGCCGGGCCCGGGTTACGCCAACGATCTGGGACTGGCGCGTGAACGACTGGCGCGAGAACCAGCCCTGATAATCGGTATCCGAAGGCACCTGCCCGTCCATGCTGGCACGTGAGCTATCGGATATTTGCCCTACAACAATACCCAGCTCATCAGACGATTTCAGGATGTAGGTTTCGACGCTGCGACAGCAGAAATGGATTTTCCCGGGTCCCTGCAGATACGGCACCTTATGACCGATCGGCTTGTTATCCAGGGTGTACTTGAGGCGATCGCGAATGCGACAGTCTTTTGAAGTTTTATTGTCGAGTGTGGACAGCCACTGTTTCCCCTTCAGGATGTCGTCGTTAGCATCCGCAAAGCTCTTTCGCGCCGTCGCCGCAAGATGCCCCACAGCCGTTTTTGCAATACTTCCGGCATTGGTGCGGCTCATCTGCAGGGCGCCATCCTGATAGCCTCGGTTAGCGTGCCCGCGAACCTTGCGGGCTATCTGCTCATGCGTATCACCCAGAAGAAAGCCCTGCCGCACCGTATTGCTGATACGCGTCATGCGATCGGCTTCAAGGTTATCCGCCCACTCTGAAAGCAGGCGCCCCTGAAACGGCTGTGCCATCGCAGTTGCGTAAACGGCATCCGGTGAAATGCCCACCAGCGGGTGAAGCGAAAGAACATCATCGGGGATCGCAAACTGAAACAGGCTCAGCTGAAAGCCTGCTTCGTGCTGAGCGAGTTGCTGCAGCTCATCAGATAGTCCGGCGTACATTGACTGCACAGCCTCGCGATTGAGAGCTCTGACACTAACGAGCAGCGCTTCCAGTCGCGACACGGTAAAGCTGTCAGCATCCAGGCTATCCTTCGCTACCAGCAATCTGGCTGTCAGTTCCGCATCGCTGTCATTCAGGATTTTTATCATCCTGTTTGCAACGCTGGTGCTGTACCGCGCTATCCATATCGCATGCGCTATCGATTCATCCTGAAGCTTGTCATTCGCCGTTGCCATTTGCACCACCCGGGTTACTCAGTCCGCCGGCCAGCGTGACCTGCTGATTTCGCAGCTCGTCGATTACCTCTTCGGGCTTCGCATCCGGATCGATAAATTTCAGAGCCTGCAATACGCGAACAGCATCGACCTGACGTATATCACCACCCTGACGGAGCGACTGAACAGCTGTTGCAGCTGCGGAATCAAACGTCTGGGCTGAAACATCCAGCTCTGTGCGTACGTCGACATTACCGCCTTCTTTCTCGCCCAGCCATTCCGCCATGATCTGCAGAATGTTATCGAGCGCGTCCTCCAGCGAACTCGCCATCGTGTACAGCGGGGAATTCTCCTGCATGCGCTCTTCATTGGTCTGGTCAACAGATTTGGTCGAGGTGTTCTCGGCACGTAAGAGTTTTGCCCCGGCCTGTCGCATCTGATCTTCCAGTTTTTCCAGCGATGTCTCACCGGATTCAATGGCCGATCCGGTATGTTCGACGTATTCGAGGCCCTGCCTTTCTCGGTTGTCGAAACGAGTCGCTGTTGATGAGCCGATCGTTAATGTTTCACCTTCAGCAAGACCATAAGCCACCAGCAAAGGCACGCGAGCGACATGAAGGATGTTGTCCTGTTCACTCTGACTTTGCCAGTGCTTGATATTCAGTAAAGCGAGATTAAGCAGTGGCGGTGAACCGCGCATAAAGCCTGTGCGTTTCGTATAGAGCGTTACCAGCGTGATATCGTTACGGCTGGTTTCCCAACCTTCGTAAAGTACCCATAGCGTTGCTCCATTCTCTTCTGTTTTTCGGCGATATATTTCAACCTTTCCGGGCATAATATGCCGAATTTGCTCAACCTTCGTCTGCCCATAGTCATCGCCATCAACAATGATTGTTTCACGAATACGCAAATCCGTGAGGATGACCTTTCCCCCCTCAACTTTCGACTTCCAGCCGATCACCTGTCGGGGGTTTAGCATCGTGACGTACGGACGGCTACCAGCTGCTTTTTCATCGGCTTTTGTTCTTACGGACTGAGGATCTACTCGCGGATAGTCCACCAGCGCATGAACCAAACCATACTGGAATCCGATGCTAAAGAACTGCTGCGCCCATACATCAAGGCGGTTGCCCTCCATATCAATGTCGGCAGAGAGCTCTCTGATACTTTCTGGCGCGCTTTCGCTCAATACCGTAGGTTCAGCAAATACACGCCCAATGTTTTGTTTAATCGCTTCTTCATAGGCAGGAAGCAGGGTTGCGACCGCCAGCCGCTCTTTGTAACTTATAGGATCTTCGTTGGGCCATTTCGGAAGATACAACTTCCCCTGCCGGCGCATTTCCAGCGTGCCGCCCATCAGCGCATCATTGATATCCCAGGCCTCAACCATATCGTTGTAGTCGAGGTTGGGTGTTGAAATATCAGGCATGGTTTTACATCCGCAGTTTGGTGACTTTTCCAGTCGGCTTGATGATTGGGAACTGTTTCACAATGAAGTAGCCGCCAGCATCGTTAGGGTGGTCGTTATCAGCTTTTTTGTCAGGCTCGCCGTTGTCACCCCATACCTGCTGTTCAAGCGATTCCGTGTAGACCGGGCATCGCTTCACATTCACTTTGTAACGACGCTCACCATTGCCATTGCAGAACATGGCGTTCATGGAGTTGATGCGATCTTTTACTGGCGGGTTTGAATCATTCACGATCACATTAAAGCCTGCCTGTTTAAGCTGGGCGATATCCGTAGTGCTGGCATGAGCTGACTTACGAGAATCACCCGAGGCGTCAGGGTAGATATAGATTTCCCGCACTTTTCGGTAGTCATGACCGTCATACAGCCAGAACCGCTCTTTGATGATGCGAATAATGTCCGGGGTGTCGTAAGCCTTGATGATTTCAGTAACTGCACAGGGAAGCCCAAGACGCAGCACATGAACAATTCCGGCCATCTTCCCGACGTTGAAATCCATACCGATATACAGTGGCTCTCCGGGCTGCTCTTCCTCCTGGCAGTTATTCAACTGACGGTCAAACTGATGGTAAATCGTCCCGCTGGTCAGGTTGGTGAACTGTCCACGGAGATAAGCCTTGATCAGCTCCGGCGGGTATGACTCCATCAGCGACGGGATATAGTCCGGCGGCAGATTCTTTTCGTTGTCGAACGTCGAGGCCTGCACCAGGCCGTACAGCGTTGAGAGCGAAGGCTTATCGCGTACAGCCTTTGCGAACTGCTGGTAAACGAACTTAAAGCCTTCCGGCGTCGTGGTGACGTCGATCCCGTTTCGCAATCCGGGCACGTTGTAACGCATACGTGCAATGATTTTTCGCCAGGCTAACTGCGCCTTTTTGGCAGGCATTACATCCAGCTCATCAATCAGCGCATTACCGATTTTAAAACCAACGATGGTTTGCGGTTTCTCCATAGAGCGGCAAATTGTCGTGCCGCGATACTGGCGCCCGGCGTAGAAGTGAACCTCTTTGTCCCCTTGGTTGATTTTGACATTCAGTCCCCAGTCGTGGGCCACTTCTTCAACGGTCGGATAGAAGATGTCGCGGATCTGCGGATATGTTGGCGCAAAGTAACCCTGGTTGATTTTGGGGTGTTCCCACATCCCTTTGCAGATACCACCGCAGCCAACCCACGTCTTACCAGAACCAAAGCCGGCGACGTAGGCCTTAAACTTGTGCTGCATCGCAAGGAATTTTGCCTGAGGGATGTTAAGCGTCGGTGCTATCGCCATCCTCTTCCCTCACTCGTGCATCGACTACGTTGATATTGATTGCAACTGGCGTTGGTTCGTCATCCTCCGGATCAGCAGCCAGCTCTTTGCGTAATTTTTCGACCTCCAGCTGCCGGCGCTCGATTTCAATCTGCTGCAGACGCTGGGCGAACTCACTATCAGCCAGGCCGAGGCGTTTAGCGACAGCCTCAAACATCCGCTCACGGCTGATGGCGGTTATCTCTACGCCATTCTTCCCAAGCTTCACTCCGGAATAAGCCCGGGCGGCATCAGATGGCAACTTCGTGGTATCGGCAAAGAAGGGTTGCCCGATACCGTCACCATTACACCGGGGGCAATGAGGGTTGGGCTCGCGCTTATGGTTGTAGCCATAGCCGCCATCATCTCGAGGGGCGGCTCGTTTCTTCGCTTTGGCTTCCTCACCAGCCTCATCGAACTCAACGGCATCACGCCATTGATACTGATGACCAAAGCCCCAGCAGTAACGGCAACTCCCGCGGCGATACTGTGATAGCTGGTTAGCGTCGAAGGTGGCCAGGCGCCACATCTGCTCAAGCACTTCATCAGCGCTGCCGAGTGTGCGCACAATGGATGCTTTCTGCTGCTGCGCAATGGCCTGCGCAATACTAACTTTTGCTAACAGCCTTGCTCCCTGCTCATTCGCTGTCTTCTTGCTGTACCCGGCACGGATAGCGGCCTGCGTGGCGTTGTTGTCCTTCAGGTATTCTGCGACAAATAAACGCTGCTGGGCAGAAAGACCGTCATCGTCCACCAGCTCTTCTGCGCACTTTTCCTTTTGCGCAGTGCGCAATTTCTTCTGCGCAGGTTTTTGCGCAGTTTGCGCAGTGGGTTTCTTGATGTATCGGCGGGCAGTAGCGTAATTCAGTCCCTGCGCTTCACACCAATCCTTCGGTGATACGCCGGTTGCGGCATGATCGGACAGGAACCGTTGCTG